AATACTTCAACAAGATTACAAAAGGTGGTCTGCCTAACAAGACTCTAAACATTTGCCTTGCAGGCACAGGTGTTGGTAAGTCATTGTTCATGTGTCATATGGCATCGAGTGCCTTGATGCAGAACAAGAATGTATTATACATCACACTTGAAATGTCAGAAGAAAGAATCGCAGAGAGAATCGATGCAAACATTCTGAACATACCAATGAAAGAACTGCCAGACATATCAAAGAAAGAGTATGGCAAGAAGATAGGCAGACTTAAAAACAAAACAAAAGGTAAACTAATTGTCAAAGAATATCCGACTGCATCTGCTCATGTTGGTCATTTTAGACATGTCTTACAAGAACTAAACATCAAGAAAGATTTTCAACCAGATATTATCTTTGTTGATTATCTAAACATTTGTGCATCACAAAGAATCAGACCAGGCGCTGGTGCAAACTCTTACACACTAGTGAAGAGTATTGCAGAAGAACTTCGTGGTCTTGCAGTCGAACATGACTTGCCTATTGTGAGTGCAACACAAACGACCAGAAGTGGCTATGGTTCCACAGATATTGGACTCGAAGACACTTCTGAATCTTTTGGTTTACCTGCAACTGCTGACTTGATGTTCGCACTGATTACATCAGAAGAACTTGAAGACTTAGACCAGTTAGTAGTGAAACAATTGAAGAACAGATACAATGACCCAACCATATTCAAAAGGTTTGTTATTGGTGTCGATAGAAGTAGAATGAAACTGTATGATGTCGAACAAGAGGCACAAGAAGAATTGATTGAAGGTGATACTTTGATTGATGATGATATACCTGTAGCAGACAGAGGCAGAGATAAGTTTCAAGGCTGGAAATGATGGAACCATTTGTTCAGAAACAATTCGATGAGTATCAGGCAAATAGAACTGAGAAAGAAATTGTATCTGAAAAAACTTTGAGAGATGCAATCATAAAAGATTTATCATTCGTTTCTAAAATGGGTGTGGCAGAATACACCTTATATCAGAAGTATCAAGAGATACATTTAAAATATCCATCACAAACAGTTCAGACTTTATATGGTGAAGAAACAAACTTTGTCAATGAAGACCATTTGAAACTAATCACAGAAACTAAAAACAATATATGGTTTCCTAATTCATATGAAGACTTTGAAAAACTACAACCAGAATTAGTATACACTGATTCAGAAAAAGATAGACAGTCTGCTGGTTCTCTTACAGAGAAATGGAATTGTCTTAGAACAATGACACACTCGCAGAAGAACTCATCTAATATTGGCAGAAATCTACACTATATTGTCCGAGATAAAGTCACAGGTAAATATCTAGGTGTCATATGTATTACAGGTGACTTTATCGATTTAACACCAAGAGATGAATACATTGGTTGGGACAGAGAATACAAAACGAATAGTGGTAAACTAAACAACAGTGCAATCGGTTCAAGTATCTTACCAACACAACCACTTGGTTTCAATTACACAGGTGGTAAACTCATGGCACTCTTATGTTGTGCAGATGAGATACAGAAACAATGGGAAGAAAACTATGGTGATAAGTTAGTTGGTATGACTACAACATCACTTTATGGTAAATCTAAAACAGGTGGTCTATCACAATACGATAGACTCAAACATTGGAAGAAAATGGGTTATAGTCAAGGTTCATTATCATTTGAAATGACAAAGAACACTGAGAGAGCAATGCTTGATTATGCAGAACATCATTTCAATGAAAGATACTTCTTATTATATGTTGCAAAGAGAGAGAATGGTCAGACTCTAAAGAGAGACCATAGAAATCGTATGAGACAATTTATGTATTCACAATTGAAGATACCAAAAGAGTTGCAGAAGAGTGACCATCAAAGAGGTATCTACTATTCTACATTCTATAATAACTCTAGAGAGTTTCTAAGAGGTGAGATAGATGAGAGTAAACTAGTAAAATCATTTGATGGTTCAGTAGAGGCACTCACTCAATTGTGGAAAGAAAAGTATGCCGCCAAGAGAATCAATAATCTCATGAACGCAGAAAGACAGAATTTAACTGAGACACTATTCTATGATGACATAATAGGTATGACATGGGAAGAGTGTAAACAAAAGTATTTAGGAGATGTTGGAAGATGATTTCAAGTAGACAAAAGGTCACTCTATCGAGAGATGACTACAGAGAATTCAACGAGAAAGTTATGCAACTACAAGAAGCAAACTATGAATTCGTGCATGTTGTGACCCACAACAAAGAAGATGATACATTTACAATCGAAGTTCATGGTGAACATGACTACGATGAATTAGATAGAATATGCAGTTAACCGTAAGAAAAATGCAACCACAGGACTACAGTGATTGTTGGAATGTTCAACATTCTAATCACACTGAACCAGATACACATCTATACAGTTTAGAACTTTGGAAGTTCTTATGTGATATGATGTCAGATTCTTTTGTGGTTTGCGATGGTAAAATTGTAGTTGGATATTGGTTGGGTTTTCTAAAAGTGAATCCACATGAACCACAACCAGATGTATGGTGTCTTGCAATAGATGTATGCACACATGCAGACTACAGAGAAAAAGGTGTAATGGACTTAATTATGCCTCATGCAACTGCATATCACCCAAGAATATACGCCTATACTCAAAAAGGTAATACTGCCGCTGAAGGTATTATGACCAAATGGGGTTTCAATAAAGGCGAATACAATGCAAAGACTAATAATCATTATTGGTCATTTGAACAAGAGGGGCTGTAGCTCAGTAGGGAGAGCATCTGCTTTGCAAGCAGAGGGTCGCTGGTTCGATTCCAGTCAGCTCCACCATCTTAGGGGTTGACAATAGGCCTCACTTTTTTATATACTCCATAGTATGAAAGAACAAACTAAAGGAGACACTATGAAATTTCAATATGTAATACACACCCAAAACCTTGAAGAGTATGGAGAGAACTTCCATAAGTTCAAAGGTGGTTCTACATATGTGGTTGGTGCTACACTCTCAAAAGAGATATTTGAGAAAGATGCATATGGTGAAGGCGTGCATGATTACTATGAAGTTCCTAGTGTGTCTGAGGCATCTGTGGCTGCTGAGGTCATGAAACATGTAAACAGATACAATGGTCTTAGTGGTTCATTCGACTATATCACTGAGATTGATAAAGTATATTTACATACTGAGTCAGATGTTGACTTCGAAGGCACCTTTGAAGAACTTTGCAAAGAAAATGCAGAGACTATTGAAGTAAACTATAACAAAGGAGAACCAGACTTTACACCGTGAAGAAGTTTTTAATTGGTATATTAAAAGTATTCGGTTGGGTTACGCTATTCATTGTAGTGTATCTAGGTTTAGTATTGTGGTCAGTATGGGCAACATAGGGTTGACAATGACCATTATTTTTTAGTACCATATACATGATGAAAAAAGAAAGAAAAACAATAATTTTTGATGTTGACGGCACTATCGCTGATGTCGAACATAGAAGACATCTTGTAAATGGTGATAACAAAGATTGGAAAAACTTTAGATTGGCAACAGTAGATGATACTCCTGTTCAATGGGTTTGCGATATTGCAAAAAGATACATTGCACAAGGTGATGAAGTTGCTTTCTTTAGTGCAAGAAACGAATCAGAAAGAGAGATTACTGAGAAACAAATTAGTCAATGGATTGGTGATGGCCATAAAGGAGTCTTTTTAAGACCTGATGGTGATTACAGATGTGATGCAGAGTTTAAATCTGAACTTGCAGATAAATTTTTAGAAATGGGTGGTAAGATTGATTTAATCTTCGATGATAGACAGAAAGTTGTTGACATGTGGAGAGATAAAGGTTTTACTGTAGTTCAAGTCGCAGAAGGAGATTTTTAATGGATACTATTTACTTTATGTTCCTGGATGACATACAAAAGTCTGGTAAGATAAACATGTTCGGGGCACCTAGAGTGTTGAGAGAAATGTTTGACCTAGACAAACAAGAATCATTTAAAATAGTTGAAGAGTGGATGAAAAGTAAGGAAGTTGCAATAAATAAAAGATTATGACTAAGAATTTTAAACCCGATGAAGTAATCGGTATGATACAGAAAAAAGTTCAACTCAAAAGAGATTTAAAAGAGTTGAAATCTGCTGGTGAAGATAGAAAGGCAGAACTTTTGACAATGAAAATTAGTCAAATAGAAGAGAAATTACACTCTCGACCGCTATCAAAAAACTAAATAGTATTATAAATCTTAGGAGATACTATGGGTGTATACGCAGATACATTAGCAGATATTAACACACAAATAGATAGAACTGAATTCGAAATAGATGCTATCGAAGGAACTAAATCTATGACTATCTATGTCTATCAAGAGGCCGCAGGAGTAGGACCTTCTTATACAAAATATGCTAGAGATGGACAAACTCTATTGTATACACATACAGGCACAGGTGGTATAGAAAAAATGGCAAATGATTGGCGAACTGCAAATCCAACAGCAACCGCCTCTGATGATGCAGTTATGGATGGTGGCATGTATTACATTTGGTCTAAAACTCAGGATTCAAGATTCGAATCAGAATTTAAAGGCACAGA